ATAAGGACAAGTTGCCACCTTTGCATACTGTCGAAGTCAAGTGCGACATGGATCTGACGCCGTACAACAAACTGAAAAAAGATTTTGTGCTGGAAGGCGTCACAGCTGTCAACGCGGCAGTTGTCACGGGCAAGTTACAACAGCTGGCGTCGGGGTTTGTTTACGACACGACCACCACGGCGTCAAATTCGCCGGGCAAGTTTAAAGTTGACCAGCGCCCGATCTGGTACAGCCTGCACAAGTTTGAGCGTCTTGAAGAACTATTGAACGAGAACCAGCATGCCAACACCATTATTGCTTACACCTACCAAGAAGAACTTGCCGAACTCAAGCGGCGCTTTAACGTCACAACCCTTGACGACGCCGGCGCCATTGAGCGATGGAATAATGGAAAGGTCAGGTTACTGGCCGTCCATCCAAAGTCAGCCGGCCACGGGCTTAACTTACAGCACGGCGGCTGTCACATGGTGTTTCTGTCGCTGCCGTGGAGTCTGGAGTTGTACGAGCAGACCATTGGCCGTTTGCACCGCAGCGGGCAACAACACCCTGTGTGGTGCTACGTGATGTTGACCAACAAAACGGTCGACGAAAAAATCTGGGCGGCACTTCACGACAAGCGCGCTATATCTGACATTGCAATGGAGGAACTGAAATGAGTGAGCATGAGTATTTAAGGCTGGTTGAAAAGCTGGCCGTTGAATTGGTCAAGACGTTTAACAGCAGCCTTGACTACAACGCGTGGGACAAGGCGCTGGATGCGCTAGAAGCTGTACTGAAGGACAAACCGTGATGTGGCCATTTCCACCCTTTCCAAACCCCAAAGACAAGGGCACAAACGTGCCCAAGTTCAACCCTGACAATTATGAGGACGCGCCTGTATGAAACGAATTGACCTTTGGAAAGCCAAACTTAAAACAGCCAAGGCTGAGTTGCGGATAAGAGAGCGCAACGCCAATGCTGCCATCCGCGCGCTTATGCACGTCAGAGCAACGATTACTGAACTGGAGAACAAAATTGAACGACACCTGGCGAAGCCTTAACAGCAAATTAAGCCGACTGAGCGAAGAAGAAGTCCTCAGCCTGCTTAACGAAGAGCGTGCCGGCGCCAAGCGCGTCAGCATGCTTGAGCGCCTTCACCAGCGCTACAACACCCTGCGCGTTGCGCGGGAGAGATTAGAACTACTTAAAGGAGCCATACAGCCATGATTGAACTGCCACCACATTCAAAGATCAGTTACCCGTCAATTCCGACCAAGGATTTTAAATGGACGTCAGGCTCTGACGTGCAAGCCATTTGGCGAAAATATGGTTGGACACCACCGTCTGAGAAGATGCCGCCCCCACCGCCAGAGCGCGTGATGGACATGCCGCTTAGGAGAGTCAGGTAAATGCCAAGACCAAAACCACCTGAACCCCTACTAGGCCGACAAGTCCGGATGTCAGATAGACACTGGATGATTTTGCAAGAGCTTGGCGGCGCCGAATGGCTGCGCAAACAACTGGATAAAAAAGCCAAGATGCCAGCCAAGTATTACCGCCTTGAACTGGACGCGCCGTCAAAGAAAGAAATTAATGACTAACAGACCAGACTTTGCAACCTGGAGCCAAGCCAACTTGGTCAAGTTTGCGCAAGAAGCCTACGCTATGCTGTGCCAACAAGACGACCGCATACAACAGCTGCAATGCGATTTGAAGACGGCAATTGAGGCGTACCGAGCGTTAGCTAAGGAATAAAGCGCGCTCATCAATACGGCGGTTTTGAAGTCCTTTAAGAACTTTACCGCCGGCCATGCAATACTTCAAGAGTTCTTCTGCCGCGCCCTCTTTATCGCCTCGAATAACCTTTTGACGAAGCGTAGAGCGCTGTAGTGTTCCCAAGCCAACATTAAAAGCAAAACTGCATAGCCCGTCAAACATACCTTGTGTAAGTGCCACAGGACAGAAACGCTCAACCCCACGCTCAAATCTGTCCAAATCTGACTTAAGAATTCCATCTACTTCTTCTTTGGTAAACGTCCGGCTATCTTCAGGGCGAAGCGGGTAAACGCCCCTTTCAGGTAATAGTATTTTGACTTGATCTGGATAAAGAACATGGCCGACTCCTATTGTCCACAGCTTTGCTGGGCATTGGTATGGTTTAAATCGCACACCTTCATGGTGTTTGATCATTTCAATAGCTTTGGAACTGACGTTCATGCTTTACCAAACGCGCGGCCACCAAAATGGAAAGTGATGATCGCGGCAAACATGATGCGAGTGTCTTCATCCCACAGCATATTGGCCATGTCATTAAATGGCGCGTCTGTGCGCCAGCCGTGGATAAAGATGCCAATGTCGATCAGAACGAGCAACAAAAAGAAACCCATGGTCAGCAACGAACGTGTGGCAGCGCGCAAGTTGGTGACCCATACAGACGCGCCCTGACCAATTGCTACGTCATGTGCGTATAGGGCTTGCATCTCCGCTTGCTGCGCGCCTATGACCGCCTGAGCGGTCTGGGCGGTGGTTTGCATTTCAATTTGATCGGTGTGGATGGCCTCAATGCGCTCTTGTGCTTCTAGGCCAGCTTTCTTTAACTCCAACTCGCGCTCAATTTGTAGCCGCGCCAAGTCCAACTCATGCTTCTTGTCAGCGCGGTCTTGGAAAAACTCTAGGAACTTGGGCGTTCCTGACATTAAGAAGCTGATAAGGGTAGAGAGTAGGGTTAGCATTTATAGTCCAATCTTTCCTAAAAGCATGTTGACAATCTTGTCCGAAATAAAGTTTGGCAGTACCTTGATGATGTCAATAAACAAGTTAGCACCCCACCAGGCTCCCACAATCTTGAATGCCATGTCTGCGGTTTTTTGATATTCATTCACCGACCACACCTATGCGTTGCGCAATGATCAAGCGCTTCAAAAATTCCAAATGCAATAAGTGCAACAATTAAAACAAGACCTCCAATTAAAAGTCCCATTTCTAAATCTTCTTGATCTTTGGCTTTTTTCTTGGCAGCAGCTTCTTTTTCACGCCGAGCGTTGTGTGCGTCTTCCACATCCATTGCCTGTGCGCGGGCTTTGATCTTCTGCCACACATCCATCTTATTGGCCTGAAAAAACAGCATCTGAAGTTCTTTTTCAAAAGTAGCCGCTTGATCCAGCGCCATCTCAATTTGCAGGGCTGTGCCCATGCTAGAGCCGCCTTTTTTCTTAGACTCTACGACCGCTTTGGTAGCATCAGACTTGGCGTTGAAATACTTGCCGAGCAGTGGGCCGAGCGAAGCCACATCATCAACAGTTTTTGAAGCCTGCTTGATGAGTTTGACCGCCGACTGTATGCCAGCTAAAGCGCTCACTGGATCAATCACGGGAATGCCCAAAGAATAAAGTAACTACCCGCCAAAATAAAACAAACTAAACAGGCCGCAGCAATAATTGCTTCCAGCCAGTCCATCATTTGTCGACCTTGGCGTCTAGTTTATCAAAGATCTTGCCAAGCATGTCTTTAATGTCGCGCATGTCCAACCGGTAGTCGTCCCGCGTGACATAGTTAAGCGGCATGGCGCGTACGTCGGTGTCCAAGCGCTCAAGTGAGCGATAGATGTTGTTGAGTACCCAACCACCTAAAAACCCCGCCAGACTGACTGCGATGTTAAATAAAACTTGCGTGTCCATTACTTAGTCAATGCGTTTTGGTTTTTACGACGAGGCGCCATGGCGTTAACCGCCGCGCCAGCTTCTGCGCCTGTAATTTTTGATTCAGCAAGCGCTTTAAGAACAGCATTTCTCTCAACAGTTGGTAGTGTGGCCAGCAATTCATTTGCGCTTTTACCAGACATCATGCCCTTAGCAACTGCCTCAAGAGTTTTGTCATTAACTTGACCGCGTAAAATGCCGGACACTTTGTTAATAACCGCTGATGTTGCGTTGACGCCTGGCGCGGTAATAGCGCGTTCTTTTAAAATACCTGCTAATGCTTCCGCGCCATCTTTGGCCAACTGAGCCATTGTCGCTTCGCGCTTCAATTCACCAGAAACTTTATTAACCGCCGCCATTTGTTCGGGCGTAAGAATATCGCTAATACCACCAAAACGGGGGTTTTGATCTGCTTTCTTAATTAACGCAGATTCGCCTTGGCCAAGCGCGTTTAAAAACTGCACAGGTTTTTCAGCCGTCGCTCCAGAACCTTTAAGCGTATCCACCATTTTGTTCAAGACTTGCGCTTGATTGACTGGCTCGGACATTGTGGCAAATTGAACGCGCGCGCCGCTGTACATAGGGGATAATTTATCAATCGCGCTTAACAATTGAGATTTTGTATTTTGCAACGCAGCAGTGCTGTAGTTTTGCAAAGCTGTTGTGGCGGTCGGGCTTTTAAATTGGGCGTCAATTGCCAATTTCATGTAATGCAAACCTTGAAGCGTACTCATTGGATCTTTGCCTAAATCAACGCCTTGGGTCGCGGCCAATCGTTTAGCTTCTGTTTGCGCGGCGGCAATAGCGGGATTAGTTTTTAACGCTTGTAATTCAGGCGCAATTTTTGATTCAAAAGTTGGCCCTGCTGTTCCAGCTAAAGTACGCGATTCTTGTTCTTGTGCAGCTAATTTAGCAAGACGTTCTGCATCTGCGGTTTGAGCTGCACGATAGTTTATTGTTGCGGCTGTTTCACGTTCAGACAATGCTTTGGCTAAATTAGGCGTAACCGCTTCAAGCGTGTTTACACGCCCTTGTACGTCAGCGGCTTCTTTAACTGCTTTAGCAGAAGCAACATTAGATGTAGGAGCGCGCTGGTTTAATGCTTGCCACACTGGCGACAACACGTTTGTTTCTTGCACCGCTTGGCCAGAAGACAGACCCGGCGCGGCCTTGGCATTGGCCGCCATAATGGCCGCTACGTCATCCCCCGCTGCCTCACGCAAAATTTTGCCTGCTTTGACTTGGATAAGACGTCCGCTTGCCGCGTCCCACATCCAACCTAATGCTTTAGCCGCCGCAGGTATAGCAAAAGGAGCCGCGCCGCCTAATACAGTTCCAACAATGCCACCAATGGCTTGGTCAGACAATTTGGTTGTACCCGGCAAAGCGGTGCCAACAACCGCGCCTTGCTTCATACCTTCAATAATTTGCTTGCCTGTTGTCACAGCATTTGATGGTTGCGCCGCCGCAGTCATTAGCGTACCAACGCCGCCCAACACATCAACAGGTTTAACGCCGGGCATTTCGGTTGCGGCCATGCCGCGCTCTTTTGTAGCTTGAAGGTTGTTCCACCAATCAGCAATGGCTTTACTGACAACAGGTTTTTGGCCTGTTTTTTCATTGATGTAATCGCCAACGTTAGCGCCAAATTGCACAGCGCCGACCAAAGGTGATACGGCGCCCATCAACAAACGTGCGGGCGGCGACGCCAACGCTAATTCGCCCATCGTAGCTTTCTTGCGTTCGCCGGGGATGCCAGTGCTTGTTTGTGTAGGCGCGGCAAATAGTGCTTGCGCTTGTGCAATTACTTCTTCGTCAGTCGCGCCAGATGGGCCTTTGATCTCGCGGATCGCGCCGCTAGGATCACGAACTTTGTAGATTTGATCAGCCATTATTTCACCACCGACCAAGAACCTGTTGCAGCCGCCGCAGCAGGTTTATTTTTATTTAATAAGCTAAGAACATTGGCGTTATTACCACCACCAGATTTATATTGCTCTGCCAATCCAGTTCGCTGACCATCCATCATTTCTTGGTAACGCTTGATCATGCTTCGCAATTGATCAGGAGAACTAGCGGAACTAATGGTATCTTGAATAGCTTTACGATCGCCCAGCGCACCTGCGCCGCCAAGAATAGCTTTGACAAGTTCGTCTGCAACAATAGTTTTAACCCCGTTAAAATCAGTCGGCGCTGAAGCGCCCATTTGCGTTGCAATAGTGTTGCCCAACTGGTTAAGCAATTTAACATCGCCGTTTTGAAGCGCGCTAATTGTGTTGTTCAAAACTTTCAAGTGATCGTCGGCAACATTGATTGACTTAAGCGTACGCGATGGCAAGCCAGCAGTAAACGCAGTCTCAATACCTTGTTTAGTTTTGTACTGTTGTGCGTCATATGTAGGATCAGCAGCTTGCACAAGTTGCATAAGTTGAGACGAACGAGCGCTGTTTCCAGATGGGGGCGCTGCACGGTGTTCCAAAATAGCGTTTACTTGGCCAACCAAAGCCTTTGGCATAACCGCCAACAAATCAGGGCCGGTCAAACCTTGGTTAATAGCTTGACCTAAAGGAATTTGTTTACCGCTGATCGTGTCACCTGCTGGCGCTGTTGCCAATGAAGGTAAGGGCGCGGCGGCCGGGCGAGGCGACAGGGCGTTAGCGCCGCCGGTAGATGCCATGGCATTGCCGCCGCCGCCACCCGCAGGCGTTAAAGGAAACGCGGTTTGAGCGTTGTTAATGTTGAAAGGGTCAGCTTGCAAAGCGCGTAAACTTAACCCACTGCGCTCGACGTTCAAACGGCCTTGTGCCGTTGCAGCTTGGCTAGTTGCGGCGTTGGCTGTTTGTTGCAGCATCGGTATACGCGCTGCTTCAAATTGCGACATAATTTTAGGAACAGTCGCCGCAAATTGATCTTTGGCGTCCATCAAACTCAAAACTTTATTAACGCGCCATTCTTTAAATTGTTCGGGCGTCATGTTTTGAACTTTATTTATTTCTGGCCCCGCAGAGGCCATATCAAAATAACCTTTTTTAACTCCATCAACTAATCTTTGAACCGCGTCCGCAGGCGTGGCCGATGCGCCAACCGATTGCCAACCATGTTCTAGTTTGTCTTTTTGAAGTTGAAATTGCGTTTTTTCAGTCTCACCTTTAGTTTTAGCTAAATTTGCAGCCGCAGCTAAGCGTTCATTCTCAGACTTCAAGATGCCTGGAATGATGCCGCCTTGACCACGTTTGGCGGCCTCTTCTACCAACGCGTTAATGTTTACACCGCCGGTTTCGGGGTTGTAATGCTTGGCGTATATTTCGTTTTGAATTGCGGCAGCTTGGTCTGCGCGTTGCGCCGCGCCTAATTGAAACTGCGCCAAAGCGTTTTGATTTTGCGCGTTTTGAATTTGTGCGATTTGACCGTATTGAGCCAAAGGATTAGCTAATTCAATACCACGAACGTTAAGAGCAATGTTTGGATCAATTGGCATGATTTATCCTATGTAAGAAGACGCATCGCCTAAATTGGTTCCATAACCTGTTGGTGCGCCGCCAAAATTTCTGTTTTGCAACGCCGCTAACATATTATTGCCTTGAGTGTAATTTAAATACTGGTTCAAACCACCGGTTAACGCGTTAGCGCCTCCAACATAACCAGATGCGCGGGCGTTACCGGCAGCCATCATGTTGTTGCCAGCATTAGCGCCAAATGCGCCTGCGGCGTTTCCTATGTTGTTGGTCGCAGTTTGTCCAACATTAGCCAAACTTGCGATGCGGTTGTAAGCGTTACCAAATTCAGTTGAAGCGACGTCTTGACCATAACGTTGGGCGGCTTTTAAAGCGCCGCCGCTAATTAACCCACCGCGTGCGGCGGCTTGTCGATCAAGCGCTTTAAGGCCTTCTTGAAATCTAAAACTGTAGCTAGGATCCATAGCGCTCATTACATCGCCGGATTGCAGTTTAGCAAGCGCGTTAACGCCGGCTTGTTGCCAAGGTTGTTGAAGTTCAACTTGTTTGTTGAACATGCGCTCTTGAAGTTGCGTGGCCTGATCGGTAGACGCGGCTTGTGTTTTAGCAGCGCTTTTAGACGCGTTTGCGCCAAGTAAGGCGCTGCCGCCAATTGCAAGTGCTATCCATGGCATATTAGTTCTCCTGTAGGCACTGGGCCAGTTCTTGCGCTTTGGCTTGATCGCTTG